AAGAAGATAAGGAATAGCCAATGGCAATTTTTCTACAAAACAATGTCGGAGTGAAGATCAATTCCGTTGATATTTCAGATCACGTCACTTCAGCAACACTTTCACAAATTTTCGATGAAGTTGAAGTCACAGCAATGGGTGACTCTTCACACAAGTTCGTAAAGGGCTTGGAAGCAAGCACTCTTACAATCGACTTCCTCAATGACTTCGCAGCATCTAACGTATTGGCAACTCTACAATCAGCGTACGGCACAACTGTTACAGCAGTTATCCTTCCAGTTAAGGGAACAGCAGTATCAGCAACAAACCCTCTATACACAGTAAGCATCTTGGTAAACAACCTCACACCAGTAAACGGTGCTGTTGGTGATGTATCATCATCTTCAATTACATTCACATGTAATTCAACTGTTGTACAGACAACAACCGGCACATTCTAATAACAAACTAAGGGGCTAAAAATGGCAAAGATAAAGGTAACAAGGGTTGATGGACAAGTCGGTGAGTATCCACTCACTCCGCTAGTTCAGTACGGCTTCGAAATCTATGCAAAGAAAGGCTTCTACGCAGCTTTCAATGAAGATATGAAGCAAAGCGATATCTTTTGGCTTGCTTGGGAATGTATTCGACGTTCGGGTGAAACAGTTCCAATGTTCGGAGAAAAGTTCATCGAGACTTTGACAAAAGTTGAAGTTCTCGAGGACGACCCTTTGGACTAGGGCGCAACTCGATCACCTATCTGATCGCACGATTATCGGTCAGACTCGGGATTGCGCCTCAACAATTATTAGAACTTGATGAAGTGATGATCAAGAGTCTGATTCAGGTACTTAAAGAAGAAGCAAAGGAGATTGAGAATGCCAGTAGAAATGCGCGGCGCCGTTGATCTTCGTAAAGCATTACGAGACTTTGCTCCGGATCTTGCAAAAGACTTAAATAAAGAAATTGCAGCAGCTCTCAAACCTATTGTTCGGGATGCTCGAGGATTTGTTCCTTCAACTTCACCCATGCGTGGCTGGGCAGTTCGTAATCCATCTCGTGCTCGTTTTCCATTTTTTGATTCCAACGTGATAAAGCGTGGAATTGGGTATAAAACTTCTCCATCTAAACCCAATTCACATGGATTCCGTAGTCTTGCTGAAATAAATAACAAGACCGCAGTTGGTGCTATTTATGAGACTGCCGGTCGCAAAAATCCTTATGGTCAGCCGTGGGTTGGCCCTGGCAAGAAAGAAACTCAAAAGAAATTTTCACATTCCAATAATCCTGGTGCAGGTGCAAAGTTTATTGAAAATCTAGAACCGTTAGTTGGTCGTGGCAATGATCGTGGCCGGTTGATTTACAAGGCTTGGCAGAATGATCGAGGAAAAGCTAGAGATGCTTATTTCAAAGCCATCAACTCAGCCATTGCTCGATTTAATAATCGCACTTCAATAGTAGATATTAAGAGAGCAGCATGAGCGATACTTCAAGAATAGCCATTGAAATTGCTTCCGAATTTACCGGAAGAAAGGCTTTTGATAAAGCGCACAAATCTACTAGCGGACTTGAGAAGTCAGTTAAGAAATTGGCTAAAACTTTTGCCGGAGTCTTTGCTGCTCAAAAGATTTTATCCTTTGGCAAAGCCTCAGCTAAAGCATTTATGGCTGACGAAGCAGCAGCGACCTCTCTTACAAAGACTCTTGGCAATATGGGGCTCGCTTTTGAAGATAGTCGTGTTAAAAATTTCATATCTAATCTCGAACAAACTAGCGGAGTCCTTGACGATCAGTTACGACCTGCTATGCAAGCCCTGCTCAATACGACAGGAAATGTTACCAAGTCTCAAGAATTATTAAAATTAGCCGTAGATGTAAGCGCTGGCAGCGGACAAAAATTAACTACTGTTGCAGATGATCTTGCTCAAGCCTATGTTGGAAATACCAAAGGCTTAAAAAAATACAATCTTGGACTTACTCAAGGTCAATTAAAGACCATGAAATTTGCAGACGTTCAAGATAAATTAAATCAACAATTTACAGGTCAAAATGCCGCTCGATTAAACACCTATGCAGGAAAAGTAGATCTTATCAATGTTGCGTATGCCAATATGCAAGAGACCATTGGTAAAGGATTGGTAGATAGTTTCAGTCTATTAGCTGGTGATAGCGGCATTGCTGGTGCAACAAAGGCAATGACTGATTTTGGAACTGCGGCTGCTGAAACAATTTTGGGTATTGCAGATTTAATTAAATCAATCACTCCCACATCAGGAATCAAAGGAGAACCTGGCTTTTGGCATGATTTATATATTGCCTTTGGTGGTCAGATAATTGAAGATCTCAGGGCTCGAGGCCGTAAGGCTGCAATCAAGCCAAAACCTTTTAGCACACCGATGTCCATTTCAGGACAATCGACCGTAAAAGATTCGGCAGATACAGCTAGAGCAGCAGCTGAAAAAGCTTATCTAAGACGCATTAAAGAACTCAATGCCTTGCTTGCCATTCAAAATGGAAGTAAAACTAGAGAAATTGCTTTGACTGGTGATCAATTAGCCCTCGATGAACTTAAAAAGAAATTTGATATAACTCGGATTGAACTTAATGCCGCTTTGAATAATACGGTAGATAAAGAAACTCAACTCCGATTACAATCACTTTTAGCAATTCATGATAATGATGCCGCCCTTGCTGGCAAAGTAAAGGCTGAATGGGATGCAGCAGAAGCCGCTAAAAAACTTGCAGCTGCTATGGATGCTTCATTAGCAGCATGGGGTAAATGGCAAACAGTTATCGGTCAATCATTCTCGGCAGCTGCTATGGCTTCGGCCGGTGTCACACCTGGCTCAACTGGTAATACAACTATTCCTTCCGTTCCTTCGTACACTCCCACTCCTTATGCTCCAGGTGATATTCCAGGTCTATCCGGTACTCGAGGGTTCTCAATGGCCAGCGCGACATCTCCAACAGTCATTGTAAACGTTGCTGGATCTGTAACATCTGAAAGAGATTTAGTCACCGCTGTGACTCAAGGCATTTACAATAATCAAGCAGCTGGTATCCCAATTACCTATTCAACGGCGTTCTAATGGCTTTACCAGCGACCCCAATAGTTAAGATCAACCTAAGTTCAGGTGCTTCTTTTGGCACTCCTTTTATTTTGGGAACAAGTCTTTTGGGTTATGCTGAATTTTCAAATACTGCTCAAAATCTTGTGGATGTATCTTCCTCAGTCATTAAAATTGACACTCGAAAAGAGCGAAATCTTCTTCAAGATAAATATATTTCAGGTCAAGCCGTCGTTCGTATTGTTGATCCGAATGGGTATTGGAATCCACAAAATACTGCTTCTCCATATTACCCTAATCTTGTGCCTTTGCGACAATTAACAATTCAAGCTACTTACAGCGGTACGACTTATCCAATCTTTGCCGGTTATATATCCGAGTACAAATATACCTATCCAAAAGATCAAGACACCGGATATGTGGATTTAATTTGTTATGACGGATTTAGACTGCTATACAATTCACTCATCACAACAGTTACCGGAGCAGTCGCCGGAGAAGATACAGGAACACGCATAGGCAAGATTCTTGATATGGTTCGATGGGCCGGTTCTCAAAGAGTCATTGCAACTGGTAATACAACTTGTCAAGCAGATCCAGGCACTTCTCGAAATGCCCTAGAAGCCATTCAAGTTCTAGAATTTACCGAACAAGGTGCTTTCTATATTGACAAAACAGGAAAAGCGGTATTCAAAAACCGAACTGCAGTCTATAACGCCCAGTCTGCAACTCCTAAAATATTCAATAATGATGGAACAACTGGCATCAATTATTTCAATATCACCTTTGCTCATGACGATAAAACGATTGTAAATTCAGCTTCTGTTACGCGTATTGGTGGAACTACTCAAACTTATACAGATGCCACGTCTCAACAGACTTATTTCTATCACGGCATTACAGCACCTAATATGCTCATGGAAACTGATGCAAATGCTTTGGCCTTAGCTACTGCCTATGTGACTACTCGCAAAGACACCACAATTCGCATCGACAATATAACCCTCGATCTTGTGACTTTGGCCTATACAAGCGGAATTCAAGCAGCTTTGGCTTTGGATTATTTCGATACCATGCAGATTACTAATTATGGTCAATTATCGACCAGTATTACCAAAACTCTTCAATGCCAGGGCATTGCTCATTCAATCACCCCTAAGTCATGGCAAACGACATTTGTGACCCAAGAACCCTTATTGGATGTAAACTATTAACATGAACAGAGGAGCTAAATAATGGCAGCTGGCTGGCCTACGAAGGTCACTTATGCAAACGGAGATTTGTTTAACGCATCCGACATAAATGACACAAACGGAACGCTGAACTACATCAACCCAACTTCAGCAACAGACAATCAAGTTCTAACACGCGATGCTGCGGCAAGTGGAAAAGTCAAGTGGGCTAACTCTCCTGCCAACACACTCACAACAAAAGGCGACTTGTATTACGCATCTGCTGCAAACACTCCAGCAAGATTAGGTATCGGAACAACAGATCAGATTTTGGCCGTATCAGCAAGCGGTGTGCCAGCATGGACAACCGGCGGCGGTGGAATGACTTTGTTAGCTTCAACAACATCTCTTGGATCTGTTAATACATATACATTTAGCTCTATAAGTCAAAGTTATACTAGACTTTACATAAGGTTGGTAAAGATTGGTTCTAGTGCCAGCGCTGAACAACTTCAATTACGAATAAATGGAGTTACCGCCACTAACTGTTATTTATATTCGTATAATACTTCATCAACCTCGGCTCCCGTTGTAGGTGGTTCGACTGCTTTGCCAATAAGTAACGGCGCTGTTGGAACTTTTGCGACAGACGGTGGCATTACCATTCACGATTACACTTCGACCGCAGTTGCTGCTAAGGCAGTAAATTGGTCAGTCGGAAATCTTAATACTTCTTCAAGTGCTTCCGCAATGACAGGAATTGGAGTTATTGCAGGAACAACCGCCAACGGTTATGAAGGATGCGGAGCGGTCAATAGCATCACATTTCTTACTGCTGCTGGTTCAAATTTTGCTTCAACAAGTGCTATTTATTTATACGGAGAAAAATAATGATTAGACCAAAAATCGGTATTTTTGATTTTGAAACTGGCGAAGAAATCATTCGTGAAATGAATGACGAAGAATTCGTTCAATATAAATTGGATAAATCAGAGCACGAATTGGTATTAAAAAATTCTGAAAAAAAGACATCAGCAAAATCTGCCCTTCTTGCAAAACTTGGCATTACTGAAGATGAAGCAAAGCTCTTACTCGGATAATGAAACCAATACTTTGCAAAGCCGGACAACAACTTCGTGAACAAATCGATGATTCTTATCCGGATCGAGACCGTAAAAGCGATGGTTGGATAGGCGATGTTGCACACGCAGCACGTCCGAGTGATCACAATCCCGATCCGATTAACGGAATCGTCAGGGCTATTGATGTGGATAAGGATCTCAACACACGCCCCAGTACAGCTGCTTATCTTGCCGACCAAATACGTTTTTGTGCCAAGTCCGGTGAGAAACGAATTGCTTACGTCATCTATTCAGGCAAAATCGCTTCCGCTAAGAAATCTTGGAGTTGGCGTACTTATGATGGGATTAACCGCCACGATCATCACATCCATATTTCATTCACTAAAGAAGGTGATGCGAACGGTAGTTGGTTCGACATCCCGATGCTAGGGGGAAAGTAATGCCATATACAGCACAAGTCTCAGTCGGTACAACTGCAACAGTAATTCTTGCAGCTAATCGAGCTGACCAAGTTGTGAGCCTTCATTCATCATCCGGAACGATTTACATTGGCGATGCCAACGTGACATCGAGCACCGGATACAAGATGGATAATGGTGACAAACTCACAGTTCAATTATCAGATCATGAAACTCTTTACGGAATTACCGGTGCTGGCACAGCCACCATGCACGTTTACGCAACAATCAACTAGGAGATATAAATGAAAGACCTAAAAACAGCAGCAGGCTCATGGGCTAGAGCATTTCTTGTAGCGGTTCTATCACTTGCAGCAGCTGGTGTGACTGACCCAAAGGCACTTATCGCCGCAGGTCTTTCATCATGCTTGCCACCAATCATTCGTTGGTTAAACCCTAACGATCACAGCATGGGTATTTCGGCATAATGAGCGCCCTTAACTGGGCGGCACTTGCAGTTGCAGTCATATCAATCATTACTGGTTTCACCGGAGCAATCCGCTGGCTAGTCAAACACTATCTTGCTGAACTAAAGCCCAATGGCGGTTCATCGATCAATGACAGAATTACAAGATTAGAAGCGCGTGTCGAAACAATCATTTCTTTATTGGAGAGGTGACAATTTACACATGGCAAAACGAGCAACAAAGGCTTTAGAGGATCAGGGTTACTCTCCTCTAGAAGCGTATTGCATTGGACTACATGAGTTTTGGAAAGGCTTGAAGAAAGCCGGATTCACAACTGATATAGCTCTTGGAATAATTTGCGAAAAGTCCGCATATCCGGATTGGATTCTGCCATCACCAATTAACCCAAGCATTCCAGAGCCTGACTGGTATGAGGACGATGACGAGGACTAATGAAAAGAACGGTAGTCGTACCCGATCTACAAGTTCCCTATCACGATTCAGTAGCAGTAAAAAATGTTGCAAGTTTTATTAAGGCGTTTCGCCCCGATTCTGTCGTTACTCTCGGAGATGAAATCGATCTCCCACAAATATCTCGATGGACAGAAAATACTCCAGGATGGTACGAGCAGACACTAGCTGCTGACAGAGATGAAACCGTCGAGGTTCTTTGGTCTTTAGTCGAGCATTCTAAAGAAGCTCACATGATCCGTAGTAATCACACGGATCGTCTCTATAACGTCACTATGAAAAAAATTCCAGCATTCCTGGCGTTACCGGAGTTGCGATTCGAGAAATTTATGAAGCTTGATGAACTGGGTATCACTTATCACAAGAAGCCATACGCCATCGCAAGAGGCATTGTGGCAGTTCATGGAGATGAACAGAGCGTTAAACCTACACCTGGTCTTACAGCCCTTGAAGCGGCTCGTAGGCACGGCATTAGCGTTATATGTGGGCATACTCATAGAGCAGGTCAATCGGCCTTCACAGAGGCCTCAGGCGGCCGTATAGGGCGCATTCTGAGGGGTTGGGAAGCCGGACACCTTATGGACGTCAGACAGGCTCATTACACTAAAGGCACGATGAACTGGCAACAGGCATTCATCATTATCGAGGAAATCGGTACAAACGTGCAGGTCAGCATCATCAATCTTGAAAAGGACGGTACATTCGTTGTGTCAGGTAAGAGATACGGGCGCGCTCGGTAACGACGTCATTCGAGACATCGATGATCAGATGGACGATTC